CTAATCTGGTACGCCCCTACCCGTGCTGAAGTACGTGGTAAGTACCATCAATGGATGCGTAATAAAAAGTTTTCTGGTACCAATTTACAAACCCCGCAACCGACTATTGCAGCGGGTAGTGTGGCACATTTGGAATGATAGGATATGGCGAAGAAGGGACATAAGGATTTGTATCCAAAGATTATTGATATGGCAAAGAAAGGTATGAAGGGTGTTGATATAGCTGCGCAGCTAGGGTTAAGCCCTAACAGCGTGAGAACAATACTCTTTAATCACGGGGTTAAATTAAAGACCCCGATAGGTAGACCAATGGTGGACAATCCTGTTCGGAACAGGTTCAGAGTACCGAAGGTACACAAAGGGCCGGATAAGGTGCTGCCAGACCCGTTTAGGAGAAGGTAATGATAACTCCCGCGTTAATATGTATAGCTACTGCAATTTATTTCGAGGCTAGGGGTGAACCCGGCGATGGGCAGATTGCTGTAGCACAAGTTATACACAATAGAGTCGAAGACCCGCGCTATCCAGACAATGCGTGCGATGTGGTTAAGCAAGGTTATTACTTGGACAATAACCCAGTGAGAGACAAGTGTCAGTTTAGTTTTTGGTGCGACGGTAAATCCGACAGCCCGAGAAATACTAATGCTTGGTACGATGCTTTATATCTCGCATACATAAGTGACCGTATACCTGACCGAACAAAAGGGGCTACTCACTACCACACTACTGAAGTATATCCAGAGTGGGCTTATACCGGCGAAGTTACGGCTAAGATAAACAAACATGTGTTCTACGCAGGTGTTAAATGAAGAAGCCTATATTCACAAGCAGTGCCCAAGACATGGTTAACAAGCCCCCGCACTACGCTAATCAGGGGGTAGAGTGCATTGATTACATCGAGCAACAACTTACCCCAGAGGGTTTTCGGGGGTACCTGCTAGGTAACATCACGAAGTATTTACACAGGCACACATACAAGAACGGGCTTGAAGATTTGAAGAAAGCCCAATGGTATTTAAATAAATACGTAGAAGCGTATGGGGAGAAACAATAGTGTACGAATACAAAGCAACAATAATTAGAGTCGTCGATGGAGATACAGTAGATGTTGATATTGATCTTGGTTTTGATTGTTGGGTTCGTAATCAGCGTATCCGTCTTTTCGGGATCGATACTCCAGAGTGCCGCACTAGAAATAAACAGGAGAAAGCACATGGATTACTCGCAAAAGCCTACGTCCAAAAGGCTCTCAAGTTGGGAGGAGTTTATGCGCTCCGAACAAAAGAGAAGGGAAAGTTTGGAAGGTACTTGGGTGAAATCAAAGTTTGGCGAACAACCATCAACAAGTTACTTATTAAAGAAAAGCTGGCTGTCGCGTACACCGGCCAGAATAAAAAAGACATAGCTGCTGCACAAGAAGCTAACCGTTTAGCATTAGTAAAAGAGGGGAGACTGTAATGAATAAAGAAGAGTACGTAATGCAAGTAGGTGCGCTAACTTGGGATGAAGATACGCACCAAGGAACAGTAATACTGGCACCGGGCTTTCTTGAAGAACCCCCTACTGTACAACTGACTATGTTAGCAGAATGGAGAGACGCTGTTGAAAGTCTGTACATCGAATACTTAGACACCTACCAAAAGAAACACTAAAGAAACTTATGACAGCTTGGTCTTACAGCAAGGTTAATACCTTTAAGCAATGCCCCAAGAAATACTACCACCTAAACGTCAAAAAGGACGTGAAGGATAGGGGCAACGCAGCTACTGCGTATGGCAGTAAAGTACATAGTGCTGCTGAAAAATATATAAGAGACAACAAGCCACTACCTAAAGAATACAGCTTTATTAAACCTACGCTCGATGCCTTCAATCGAATAGAAGGTGAGAAGCACTGCGAGATTAGGCTTGGTGTGGCGAAAGACGGCGATGAGTTTAGCCCATTAGGTTTTTGGGACAAGAACGTCTGGTACCGAGGTATAGCTGATTTACTAATAGTCAACGGAGAGAAAGCTTATTTGGTTGACTACAAGACAAGTAAGACCGCGAACTATGCGGATACTCAGCAACTAGACCTACTTGCAGGGGCTGTGTTTATAAACTACCCCGAGGTTAAAAAGATTAAATCTGCATTGTCATTCGTTGTGTGTGATGGCTTTGTAACGAAGGAGCACACCGCAGATATGTACAAATCATACATAGGTGTGTTCGATGAGGCGCTTGAGCGTATTGAAGTAGCAGGTAACGAAGGTGTATGGAACCCGATAGACGGGCCACTGTGTCGATTCTGTCCGGTGACTAGCTGCGAACATAATAGGAGATAGAGTGCGACCTATCTACGAAAAAACCGAGGATAGAAACAGGGAACGAGCTGTCTTCCAACTACTCTCTAAGAAACTAAACTGTGTATGTATAACTACACCTAAGTTAAGCAGGATAGATAGACTGATCTGCACCAAGAAAGGAAAATTAAAAGCAATAGTAGAACTAAAAATAAGAACTAATAAACACGATGCGTACCCTACGTACATGTTGAGCGCAGCTAAATACAAAAAGATGCTTTCTCTAGCGGATGCGTTGAAAGTACACGCTCTGTTACTTGTTAAATATACCGATAAAACTAGGATGGTTAAACTCGAAGAAGAATATCAGATCAACATTGGAGGTAGAACTGATAGAGGCGATGCACAAGATATAGAAAAGTGCATTTATATACCGATAGAAGATTTTGTAGACCTAGATATAGGAGGCAACAATGCCAACCAAGAAACGCAACTACAAGAAAGAATATGAGAACTACCAAGGTACTGAAGAGCAAAAGAAGAAACGTGCTAAACGCAACGCTGCTCGACGCAAGGCTGAGAAAGAGGGCAAGGTTAAGAAAGGTGATGGCAAGGATGTAGCCCACAAGAAAGCTATGGACAAAGGTGGAAAGAACTCTGATGGTACTAGAGTAGAGAGTAAATCTAAGAACCGCTCCTTTAAACGCGACTCTAAGGGTAATCTAGTATCTGAAACCAGTAAGCGAGAACGTAAGAAAAAGTAGGGTGTAATTTATGCAAGCTATGACGAAAGCGATAAAAGACAAAGTAAATTATTATTTACAAAAAGTTTTCAATTACTTCAACAAGCCTGAACTAAAAGCAACCCGTCCCACAAGGCGACGTAAAAAATATACAAAGGGCCGAGGTAAAACAATAAAACAAACTCTTAGCAACTTAGACAAAAACTTTAAAGAAATGTCCCGTGCTACAGGTAAGGGGTCATGGGATAACAAAACAAACACTAACGCTCTTAAAAAACTTGGCGTCTTTGTAGCTCCTGCTCCAATGCTTCCAGAAGACCTCTTAAAGAACCAAGTAGAAGTGCCAGAAAAATTTCCGGGGATAATGTTTGTTGCTACAAATATGTTTTTTCCCATTGACGACGACAAAGTATTCCCTAATTTTTTCTACGCTGTGAAATACGAAAGTTCTCCTTTCTACGTAGAACCTACAAAAAATGTTGTTTACAAAATAGGGCTGAGCATACCCCTTAATGGTAAAACAACTAAAGACGAAGACGATAAAAATCACTGGTTATATTTTTATGTAGCAGTAAATCCAAAAGGGGAAGTAAAAACTCTGCGTTGGGTCACAAATAAAGAAGTAGTAGTACCCCACAAGAATGGGAGAAAAACATCTTTTATCCGAAAAACTTGGCAACACCCTAATGTATTTGACAAAGACTGTATGTTAATTAAAGACACTGACAAAGAAACGGCCCACGTAGGTATTTTTTGCGCGTGTTTTAACTTTTGGAATAATCGTGACAAGATGTGGACAGTGCAAGCAACAAAGAATGATTTACGTATGAATTTTTGTATAGATACAAAAGATACAAAACACTACTTCAAAGACAGGGAATACGTTACTACGTTTAATGGAAACAGAAGAAAAATAATACATTTCGTAGAAGAGCACACGCGCTTTACTCCGAAAGGCAAGGTTGTAGTAAGAGAGCATATACGAGGGGAACGCAAATTTATTTGGAACGGTTACCAATGCAACGTAAAAGCCCCCAAGTTTAATAACATTACTGATATGCGTAAATTTGACGTTGCTTCAATAGAAATGGAAGACAACGATCCTATGGTAAAAAGCTCAATGGATATGGGAGGCTTAGCCCGCGAGATAGTCCCCTACCTCGATAAAGAACAGCCTAACATATACGAAAAGAGAGCGACATCTAAGTGAAAATAGTCAACGATAGAGCCATCGTGCTCAAGACAAAGCGCCCCCACCTTATTACGGAAAGAGTAAAAAACTACAAGGTGCTCACGGAAGAGAAGGGCGTGTACAAGATAGCTATACCGTGGGGGCTACACGAGTCTCAAGTATTGGCCGGATTGAAGGTAAAGGAAGTACCTTCTCCTATGGCACGGGACTATGAGTACACCGGTAGGTATGAACCGTTCGACCACCAGAAAGAAACAGCGTCTTTCCTAACACTGCACAAGAAAGGTTTTTGTTTTAACGAGCAAGGCACCGGAAAGACTGCATCTGTGATATGGGCGGTTGACTACCTGATGCAACAGGGTCTGATAAACCGTGTGTTGGTTATCTGCCCTCTGTCTATTATGAAATCAGCATGGCAGGAAGACTTGTTTAAGTTTGCCATGCACCGTACTTGCTCCGTAGCGCACGGGACTTCGGCGCAGCGCAAGAAAATACTCAACGCTGGCTCTGAGTTTGTCATCATAAACTTTGATGGTGTGGCTGTGGTCAAAGACGAGATTATGAAAGGGGGCTTTGACATGATAGTTGTTGACGAAGCCAACGCCTACAAGAACGCACAAACAAACCGCTGGAAAACTTTACGCGACATAACTGCAAACGTGCCGTGGCTTTGGATGCTTACTGGTACCCCCGCAGCACAGTCCCCCGTTGATGCGTTTGGTTTAGCCAAGCTAATTAACCCGAAGGGCGCACCTAAATACTTTGGGCAGTTTAGAGACAAAGTGATGCACAAAGTCTCACAGTATACGTGGCGACCCAAGCCCGATGCGGATAAGACGGTGCATGAAGTATTACAACCCGCGATTAGGTTTGAGAAAGATCAGTGTCTTGACCTCCCTGCTGTTACTTACGTAGACAGAGACGCACCGCTAACGAAACAACAGGCGTCTTATTACAAGCTGTTGAAAGACCGCATGATTATGGAAGCGGATGGGGAGCAAGTTACTTCCGTCAATGCAGCCACTAACTTAAACAAGCTGCTGCAAATCTCTGGTGGGGCTGTGTACTCCGACGATAAGGAAGTTATAGAGTTTGACGTAAGCAGTCGGTTGAAAGTAATTAAAGAAGCTATTGATGAGTCTTCTAACAAAGTGCTGGTGTTTGTACCGTTTACTCACACCATAGAACTACTAAAAGAATTTCTTACTACGAACAGCGTAGCGTGTGAAATTATTTCAGGTAAAGTCTCTGTAAATAAACGCAGTAGAATAATTAAAGACTTCCAAGAAACAAACAAAATACAGGTGCTTATCATCCAGCCACAGGCAGCGTCACATGGATTGACCTTAACTGCGGCTAACACAATTATTTGGTACGCTCCTGTTACTAGCGTAGAGACATACTTACAAGCCAACGCACGTATCGACAGACCGGGACAACACAACCCGATGACGATAATCCACATACGCGGCAGTGAAGTAGAGACACGCTTATACAACATGTTGCGGTCTAAAGTTGATCACCACCACAAGATAATCGACTTATATAAACAAGAAATAAATACTTGACACTGTAAAGCGTAAGAGTACACTACTCCTCCCCACCAAAAAGGAGGAGCGATGAAAGACACACCTGACAAACTAGCCACCATCTACATCAAGATGCGTGAAGCTATACAAGATAAAGAAGAAGAGATAAAGAAAATAAAAGCACAACAAGAGAAAGTAACTCAAGAGATGCTGACTCTGTGCGAAGAACAAAACATTGATAGCTTGAGAACACCAGCCGGTACTATTTCACGTCGTGTGCGTACTAGTTACTGGCCGAGCGACTGGGATAAGATGCACGAATTCATAAAAGAGAATAGCGCGTTTCATCTACTTGAGAAGCGCGTGCATACCTCTAACATGAAAGAGTTCCTAGAAGCTAACCCTGATGTAGCACCTCCGGGTCTACAGACAAACCGTAAGTACACTATCTCTGTACTTAAACCACGCAAGAAGTGAATAGACTTCAAGTACAGGACGGGTGCTTTGTGCACCCGGATACCTACGAGCCGCTGCGCTCTGTAGAAGTTGTAATAGCAGACAGCGGAACGCTATCAAGAAATTACTACGAAGATAACAAGCTTACTTGTTGGTCTTTCGACTGTGACTTTCCAGACGAAGCGGTGTCCAACAAGCAAGCTAGTCGCTGTCTTGATTGCACCCAGAGTATAAAAACTGGACGAAACTCAGGAGGAGCACCTTGTAAGTTCTTTACTAATATTAAGGTAGCTTTCTTAGGACAGAACTCTCTTTACGAAATCAGACTTAGTGCATTGAGTTTGTTTTCCAGAGACGACAACAGGATGAATCTATATAAGTACATAGAACATCTTGAACGCAACCGAGAGCACGTCGGTAATGTGCTAACCGAAATATATTTTGTAGAACACCGTGATTTTTACAAGATGTATTTCAAACCGGTTCGACCTCTAGCAGAGGAAGAACTTGCAGATATAAAGCAGCTTGAGAAAGCTGATCAATCAAACCCTTTTAAGGAGCAATATATGGCTAGTAAGTCACAAATAATTAGAGGCGTAACTGCACTCTACCCTCGTATCAACCAGCCTTACCACTGGAGCGACAAGCAGAACAGAAGTGTTCCGTGCGATGCGACAGAAGATGGGGCGTCTTACGATCTAAACTTTGGCATGAGCAAAGCGCAAGCTAAAGAACTGTACAGCCTGATGAACGAAGCGTACAAAGCTGCGCGTGAAGACTCTTGGCCTAATAAGCTAGAGATGCGTTTTAAGGAGCAAGATGACGGAACTTACGTCGGCAAGGCCAGTCTTAAAGCTGCGTACAACGGCAACCCTACTTCAATCCCAGACCAGTTTGATTCAAAGAACAAGAAGCTGGACAGTGACTTTATGCTCACTACTGGTAGTACAGTAAACGTAGCCGTTGAGTTATTCCCTTACAAAATAAACGGTGGTGGCGTAGCCCTAAGACTACGAGGCGTGCAGGTTAAGAAGTACGTGCCTTACAAGCCAGCATCCCCGTTTGATGAAGAGGATGGTTTCAGCGCAGACGAAGAGTCTGGTAGCCCCTTTGCGTCAGATGACTCAGACGGTGGGTTTGAAGCAGAGGACACCCCAAAGGCTAAACCCGAAGCTGATCCCTTCGACGACGAAGAAGTCAAAGAACCTGTCAAGCGTAAAAAGAAGAACGACATTTCTGACGACGATGACGATGATATAGAAGACATTATTTCTTCATGGGGCGATGACGACTAATGAGCTACGGCTACTCGACACATCTCGATAGTCTGAATCAAGAAGCTGACCAATCCCTGCTGGGGGTCCGCCTTGGCCGCACGTGCATTGACGCTAATGTGCCTGTTGCCGAGGTAGCCTCTCAGCTAGGGGTTACCAGACAGACTGTCTATAACTGGTTCACGGGCGTCCATGAGCCTAAACAAGAACTGTTAGAACTAATAGAAGCGATAATAGCTGAGTTTAGATAATGCAAACATTCGATCTCATAGATTACGTCGTCCCTAAAGGCGGCATATACAATGTGGTCGGCATGAAAGACGGTAGGCTTATACCAAAGTTTACCGATAGTTTAGAAGTAGTATACGAAATAGCTGACGGGTTTTCCGAGCAAGCTATGGATGTCTACTTTGCTCTGGGTAAGCTAAAAGAAAAAGGTAGTCGGAAGGTAGAAAATGTAGAGTCTCTTGGAGCTATTTGGCTTGATATAGACTGCGGTGGAGACAAAGCAGAAGAGATAGAACCCTCTACAGGATTACCGAAAGGTTACGCCAGCCAGAAAGAAGGACTAGAAGCTCTTAAAGAGTTTTGCAATACAGTCGATCTGCCTGAACCAGTAATTGTAAATTCAGGTTACGGCTTGCATGTGTATTGGGGGTTCACAGAAGAAATACCCACCGAGAAATGGCTACCTATTGCCAAGAGACTAGAGCAAGTATGTATTACTCAGAAATTTTATGCCGATCCGAATGTGTTCGACGCTGCGCGTATACTGCGAGTGCCGGGCACCTACAACCAAAAGAAGGATACTCCTAAGCTAGTAAAGGTAGTAAACCCTGTAACCGCAAGGTACGCACCTAACGATATACGTGAGCTGCTTGGAGTAGACCCCGATGAAGTTGTTACGGTTAAGAAGAAAAGCAGCCAACCTATATTGGACCCGCTGCAAAAGCTCCTTGATGAAAACAAAGACTACAAGTTTTCTAAAATAATAGGGCGGCAAGACCCGTGCCTACAGCTAAAGGATAGTCTGCTAAACCGCAAAACTTTGTCGGAACCTCGTTGGTTTAACGCACTGTCTGTCGCTAAGTTTTGCGTAGACGGTAGCAAAGCTATACACACCGTGTCCCACGGCCATCCTGACTACGATTTTGGCGCAGTTGAAAGAAAGATCGCGGGTATCAAGGGACCACACTCTTGTGAGGAGTTTGAAAAGAACAACCCCGGTGGTTGTAAGCACTGTCCACACAAGAAAAGCAAAGAAGTAAAAGGCCCGTATAGCTTAGGTAAAGTTATAAAGAAAGCCTCCAGCAGCCCTATAAATAAGTTTGAACCTTATTTTAGAGGTAAAAATGGGGGCGTGTATTTAATGAAGGAAGAAGACGCAGTGCTTGTATACGAGCACGACTTCTATTTAAAGAAGCAAATGTGGGA